GAGCTGAGCGGTCGAGGTGGCTGTACCGTCAGACGGTCCGGTGTGCTGGTGCTGCCATTGCAGATCACCGTACTGCTTCATCTGAAGAGAGCGGACCTGCTTGGAGAGCGTCATGATGGCCGATTTGTTGTTTTTGGTGTTCGTAGTGACAGGGCGGACGCGACGTGAAAGAGCGCGCCGGACAGGCCTGTTGACCTTACGAGCTTTAGCAACTTTAGCATTACGAGCAGCGCCAGAGCGCTTAGAGTAAGCAGATTTGCGCTTTGAAAATCCTGATTTACGGAAAGCCATGTTGAATTAATTTTTCTTGTCTACAATTACATTTAGAAAAAGTGACTATTCAAACTGGTTCGCTGGGAACCCAAAAGCGACAGGTTCGGGGGTTGGCCAGTCCTTTTCAGTGATGTCGATCGGAGGCTGGCCGAATGTGTGAAACTCGAGGATTTTGGTGATGCGGCGCTTGAACTGCGCCATCTTGCCGTCGCGCTGCTCGAGCTTTGCATACCAGAGACCGGGGTGCTCGGGCGCTGTGATGATAATCTTGTCGGCAATGAACTCGGTCATGCCGCCCTTGAACTCGACTTTCATCGGGTAGCGATCAGTGAGGCGGAGGAGGTAGCCAAATGGGAGCTGGCCTCGAAACTCCTCGAGAATGACTACCTTGTGCTGGTCGTATCCGTCAAACCATTTGCCGCATTCGTTGCCCTGTATGTGGGCGTCGGGGTGCTCCTCAAACGCGGTCTTGGTCTTGCCAGTGCCGGTGGAACCGATGTGGACGATCACCTCCTTGGCAGTGTCGGTGCTCCTAGGTTGGGCAACGGCAGCTCTATGTGCCAGAATGCCCTTGTGAAATTTGATAAAGGTCTCGGGTTGGAGCATGGCGATGTCTTGGATGGACGCGCCGTCGATGGTCATCTGAGCAATTTCGGCGAGGTCTGTGCGCTCACCCTGTGTCTTCATCTCGCCATGCTCGAAGAAGATGTTGACGTCTTTGCCGTAGTTGGGGCCTGAGATGCCTAGCGCCTCCCACTCCGTGTGTGGCTGACGACCTTTGGAGCAGTACTCCTTGTTGCGTGGTCCGGTGCCTTTTGCAGACTCGATATGTGCGCCCGGAACATGCGACTTGAACGTGTTGAAATTCATCTTGGCCTTGAGCTGAAAATAGGCCTGAATGTGTGGCGTGCCAGACTCGCCAATTTCAAAGGCCGCGATGGAGTACTTGACCTTCTCCGAAGTCGCGAACGCCTTGAAGGCGATCTTTGCTAATGCAGTCGGGTTGTTGAGAGTAATCACTGCATTGCGGATGTCACGCGGCATTTTGACTTTTGGTGCTGTATACCCTACAATCAGAAAAAAGTGCAAAAAATAAATGGTGCACCAGAGGTGCACCAGAAGTGGCCGGTAATACTAGCGGCCACTTTTCAAATTTTTGGCGGGAAAATTTTTTGGCGGGAAAATTTCAAATTTTTGGCGGGAAAATTTTTTGGCGGGAAAATTTAAAATTTTTGGAATTTTTTTTGAAATTTGGCGGGAAAATTAAAAAAAAAAAAAAAATTTTTTGGGGTCTCTATACGCCTGCGGCGGGCCAAACGATCATCACAGGGGTCCGGAGCGGTGGTTTTGGGTCGGAGCGGTTTTCGGTCTCCCAGCTCCCAGAGCTGGTCGGGCCGCCCCACGGGGGCAGCCTAGGAGCCGATGCCAGTGTCGTCACGCCATTTGTTCCAGCGTTCGGCGTTGATCGAGAAGCGACCGGTTCCAGTGTTGGTCGAGATGAGGCACCAGATCTGGTCCTTGGTGGGGACATTCGCGGCGAAGGTCTGTCCAGCTGGGTCTCCAGCCGTGATTTCGGGCCTGAGGAGCTTGATTGGAAAGTTCATCTTCATGGTGAGGTACTTGGTCGTGTACGCACGAGAGTGATCCACTGGGTAGAAGTGAACGTACTTGGTCTGGAGGAGTTTGTGGTGCCGCGCAGTGTTGAAGTGATTGCGGTGCACCGGGTTGTCAGAACACATCTGCCAGTAAGCTCCCAGATTGTCGGGCATTCCAACCTTGTAAGTGCCGTCCGTGTTGGCATTCTTGATGGAGAAGAAGTCGAACCTGACCGTGTGCGTCTCGGTAGGAGCGGTATCGGTGATGTGCTTGACCAGGAAACGGATGCTGGTGGAGACAGGCATGTAGTTGCCGTCCGAGCCACTCGAAACGTGTTCGTGGCCCTGCTTGAGGTTCCAGAGGTACTTGTCATCTACGTCGAGGTCGGTGATGACCTTGGCCCATTTGGCTGCCAAGGAGAGGACAGGAGAACCACCACTGATGGCTCCTTGCCAGATCGAGCTGGCGTTGTAGAGATCGTTGATGCAAAACCCGACAGGAGACTCGTAGTTCGGGTAGAGCTGAGCGGTCGAGGTGGCTGTACCGTCAGACGGTCCGGTGTGCTGGTGCTGCCATTGCAGATCACCGTACTGCTTCATCTGAAGAGAGCGGACCTGCTTGGAGAGCGTCATGATGGCCGA